GATGCAGGTTTAGCTGGATTAATTCCAGTTCCTGCGTTTGCTTTTATAGAAAATAAAAATGCATTATTATCGTCTTTAGCATATGATGACACGGCATCTTCAATACTCAAGCCAGTTTCATGCATCCAATTTCCTGAAGCGTCTTTCTTTAAACTTCCTACAATATCTGAATAAGCCATTTTAGCTGCTTTATCAGATCGAAAATTTAAAGAGTTAAGTTGAGAACGCACAGCGTTATCTCGGCTTAATTCTGTGTTTCTTTGTTCATAAGTTTCAAGTTTAGCACTCATTTCATTTAGTTTCATTTGCATAACTTCTGAATGTTTACCTTGTTTTTCTAAGGCTTCTATTTCAGCTTTTTGTTTATCGGCTTTAGCTTGTTCAACTTGTACCAATGCAGCATCTCTTTCTGAGTATGCAGAATCTAAATTAACTTTTATATTTTTAATTGCTTTTGAAACCTCCGCATCTACAAGAGATTTAATATCTACTTGTTCTGTTTTAGCTTCTGTTTTTGTTTCTTGAACTTGTGTTTCTTCACTCATTTTTTTCTCCTTGGGACACGGCCCTTGTTATATTTATTAATGAACTTATACTTATAAACAAAATATAAATTCTGTTATATAGATTATATCCAGGCATCTTTTGCAAGAGGCTTAGCTATTAATTTTTCATTGTTGTAAATAGCGTTACAGATATTTTCTATTGCTTCATTTGGATTTCTAGTTTGTGTTTCAGGAACTTCTTCTTTAAAAACTTCCTTATACAAATCATAAAAACCTTTATTAGATTTAACCTCTAATAATTTTTGTCGTCTTTCTTTTTCTGTTAATATCATTTCCTTAACCTTATAATTTTTCTAGTTCTAAAAGTCTTTTTTCAAACTCTTTAACTGTGTTTGGTATTATAGTCTTAACTAAATCATAAGCCTTTTTATCGTGCATAGTTGCAAATAAATTAGCAAATATTTCTTTTTCTACAGCACCAGATCTTCTCCAATAACTAATACTGTGACCATACATATTATAATCTCTTCTAAAAGATCCTCTAGCTAAAGCATCTACAATATCAGATACTTCACCAAAACCGTTACCTTTTAAATCTGTTACATTTATTTTACCAATAAGCCTTGTCTTATCATATTTACTGTATATGTTAACAGACTTTTGACTAGACAATCTTCTAAGAATTTTATCAAGTGCAGCAGATTTACTACTACCAAAAAATAATTTTCTATCCTTAATAACAGCATCTTTAAAAGCTTGATTAGTTTCAGACCAAGATGAAAATATATTATTATTAGACACATAATCAATATGATGACCATATTCATGACTTATTACATAACTCTTAACAGATTTTTTAGAGTACTTACTACCGTCTTTAGCGTCTAATTCTGCTTGTAGTTTTTTACTTTCAGCATAATAAACACCTCTTTTAGTGTTTTTAATAATTTTTGGTTTTTCTAATTTATTAACAATAATTTTTTGTTGATCAGTAAGTTGTGAGTTAAAGTCATCATCATATCTTTGTCTTAATTTAGTAGAACCCCTATTTAATATATAACCAATTTCTACATTAGCAGATCTAGGTTTAACTACAGTTTTAGGCAATGCAGTAGTAACTGTAGTAGGTTTAGTTTTAGCACCATTAAGTAATTCTTCTAATCTACTTATAGATACTAGTTTACCGTCTTTTGTACTAAATTGTGTAAACTTTAATTTACCAGTATTAAATATATCAACTCTACGTTTATTACCTAATACAGCTAATTTAAAATCATTATTTTGCTCTGATAAAAACTTAGCAAAATTAGTTTCAGAAGGAACTTGACCATTAAAAGATGCTCTTTTACTTTTAGATATTCTTTTTAATCTTCTTTTACTAATTCTAGAACTTTTTGTATCTCTTAAATCTTCATAAGACTTAACAATAGGTACAGTTGTAGATCTACAATTAAAATGTTGAGGAGGTCTTACACCTGTTTTATCATCTAATCTAAAAACTTTACCATCTAATCTTCCACAGATTAAAGAAGTCCTGGAATCTAATGTTGCCACATATTGATAACCATCAATTACATCTTCATTTAACTTATATGTTGCATTAGATATATTACTTGATGTTTCAGTTATAGCAGTTCTAGATAAAGTTTTTAATTGAGCACTTGGTAAATCAATAGAACGACCTACATTATCAGCTATTTTATTAACAGCTAAGTTATCAATCATACCCCTTTTAACAACATCTTTAATACGTCTTTGTTGTGATAGACTTATAGATGCTATTTGTTCAGAATAAGTTCCTGCTGAATTAATTATTAAATCATTAACTTTCAACCCAGTATATACTTTACTTCTGTAAACCTTACCTAAACTTTGTTTTAAAGTATTACTATGAAATTTAGAACTAGTACTAGCTAAAGCTTTTAGTTCTGTAATTCCATTTCTGTATATTTTACGATATGTCTTACGTGTCTCTAACGTTAGGGCACGGTTTAAAGCATTTACACTTTTATTACCGTTCTTTAACGCTGAAGTTACTAATCGTTTTTTATGGGATGACATGACTTTTGTTAAATCATTATCTAGTTTCTTTTCGTAAAGACTTAATAGAGCACGGTGTTTCAGCTCTCTAGATAGTATATCATCGTTTATACTCATTTAGTTCCTTAATTAGTTCTTAGATTCATTTTCAAATGTTTTATCTTCCTCTTTTGATGATTCAGTTGGTTTATTCATTTCATCAGATATTCTTTTTGAATAGGTAGCTGATAAAATGTTTAATTTATCTAAATCAATAGATGTTAACATTTTTTTATTATTAATATCAGAAAGTATTGCTATATTATTTATAACCGTATTTGGTAATTCACTCTCTTTATAATCTTTACCATCAATATTAATTGTTCTTTCTTGAACTTCATTTTTATTATCACTCATTTTATTTTCCTTTATTATTATTATTTATATTTACGTCTTATTTTCTTCTTTTTCTTCTTATCGTCATCTTTTTTCTTCTTACTCTTCTTACTTCGCAACAACATCTTGCCATCTCCTTACCTCTTTTTCATTTTTATACAACTACTACCCTTACCTCTTCGGTAACCTTTCCAACAAGATTTACCTTTATATTTTTTCTTTTTGTAAGCCATTGTGATTACCACTTTCTACAAGACCAATATCTTGCTTTTGTTTTAGGGCCAGGAGTAGAACATTTATGTCTTGCTCTAAAACTTGCCCTTGCTTTAGGATTAGATTTTCTAATCTTCATCCCCTTTTGACCAAAGTTAACTTTCACAACATTACCATTTGCGTTACGAACGAAAACTTTAAATTTTTTAACGTCACCCTGCATAGGCTTATTAAGCTTAACAGTACGACCTTGGTATTTTGCCATTTTAAGTATTTTCCCCCTTATCTTCAAAACACATAAACTTAACATAAAATTTATTTGAATTAACAGTGGGTTTACCAAATGTATTTAATGTATCATTTGATAGGTTGTACCCATTTGTTATACAGCTATAGTAATCTTCAAATAAAAACTCATGTTTAACTTCTTTAAAACATTTTTCAGCAGTACCCGAACATAACATTAATATTAAAATATATTTCATTATTTAACCCCATAAACTTCCTGTTATAGTGCCTTTATTATATTCAGTTGCTCTACTTTCAAAAAAGTTTGCATGTTCAACACCATTAATAACCCAATCAAGCCAGCTTAAAGGGTTTTCTTTAACTTTATAATTTGGTTTTAATGACAATTGTAATAATCTTCTGTCTGCAATATATCTTATATATTTTTTAACCTCTTCAGATTTTAAACCCCTTATTCCACCCATGTTAAATGCAAGATCAATAAATTTATCTTCTAAATCTACCATATCTCTAGCTGTTTGGTATATTTCAGATTTAAATTTTTCTGTCCATACTTCAGGATTTTCTTTTATAAGTTGATGGAATAATTTTATCATACCCTCAACATGATGTGTTTCATCTCTTATTGACCAGGTAACTATTTGACACATCCCTTTCATACGACCAAATCTTTGAAAATTAAGTAGCATAACAAACGATGCAAATAATTGTAAACCTTCACCAAAAGCACTAAAACAAGCAATATCTCTTATAAGACCCTCTACCCCAGTGCCTTTAGACTTAAATAGATAAGCATGTTTATCAGACATCTCTTTGTACTCTTGGAAAGCTTTATAATCAGTTAATTGTGTTTCACCAATAGTATCATTAAGTAATGAGTAACTATGTGCATGATTAGCTTCTGAATTAGCAAATGAACTTAACATCATTCTAACTTCAGGTGGTTTAAACTTAGGGATATACCTATCTAAATAAGCTTGAGCAATATCGACATCCCCTTGAGTAAAGAATTTAAGAATATTACTAATAAGACTTTTTTCTTCGTCAGTTAATCTTTCATTCCAATCTCTAATATCTTCATGCAATGGTACTTCACTTGGTAACCAATGCATTTTTTGCATCGTATCATAAGCTTCAAACGCCCATTCATAATCAAATGGTTTATAATGTGTTCTTGTCTTAAATAGACTCATATTTTATTTCCTTTATCCCTCACAAGCTAAACAATCAGCTTCAGGTATTATTGTTCTTTCAACTTTTAATGATACAAGTTCAGCTCTTTTAATAGCTTCACTTCTACAATAGTATAATGTTTTTAATTTTCTTTTCCAGGCTAACATATGTATATCATGTAATTCTTTTATATTTACATCAGCTGGTACAAATACATTTAATGACTGACCTTGACAAATAAATTCTTGTCTATCAGCAGCATGTTCAATTATCCATTGTTGGTTAATTTCGATCGAAGTTTTAAATACATCTTTTTCGTAATCTGACAGATCTTTGATATGCAATACCGAACCACGGTTAGCAAGAATAGAAGTCCACGTTTTATCATTGTTAATTCCTTTTGTTTCTAATAATTTTTCTAAATGTTTGTTCTTTACTAAAAAAGATCCAGACATTGTTTTTTGTACATAAGCATTTGCTCTATAAGGTTCAATACTTGGTGAAGTAGTTCCACAAATAATTGAACTAGAAGCATTAGGTGCAACAGCTAGTAAATGAGCATTTCTCATACCAGTACCTTCCATGTCAGGCGCTTCTCCTCTTTTAACTGCTAATCTTTTAGATTCAGCAACAGCTTCTGATTTAATATGTTTAAATATATTTAAATTCTTAGCCTTAGCCAAAGCAGACTCAAATGGTATATTACATTTTTGTAAATATGCATGAAATCCCATAGCGCCTAATCCAATAGATCTTTCTTGTGTTGCAGAAAATTTTGCTCTAAATACTTGATCAGGAGCATTTTCAATAAAATTAGTTAATACATTATCTAAAAATCTAACTAAATCAGGTATAAATAATTTATTATCTTTCCATTCATCATATGTTTCAAGATTAACACTTGATAAACAACATACAGCAGTTCTGTCTTCAGCAGTAGGTAATGTTATTTCAGTACATAAATTTGAATGATGTACCTTCAATCCTAAATTTTTTTGTGTTTCAGGTAATGCATCATTGATATGATCTATAAATGAAACATAAGGCTCACCAGTGGCTACTCTATTCTCAAGTATTTTCTGCCACAACTCTCTTGCTGATACTTTTTTAACTATTTCTTTTGTATGTGGATCAATTAAATTCCACGTGTCATCATAAGTTGGTTCACTAATACATTTATCAATAAGTTCCATAAATTCATTAGATATATTAATACCATGATGTAGGTTTAAACATTTTCTATGTATATCTCCACCAGATGGTTTTCTTATATCTAAAAATTCTAATACTTCAGGATGTGATATATTCATATATGCAGCATAACTACCTCTTCTAGTTTTACCTTGACTAAATGCCATTATCTCTGAATCAACTACGTGTAAAAAGGGTACAGTACCAGATGATTGAGAACCACCCGAAGTCATTGTACCATCAGATCTTACATCACCCCAATATCCACCAATACCTCCGCCTATTGACGTTAGCCAGGCGTTTTCAGTATAATGACCAGTTAAACCTTCTCTACTGTCGCCAACATAGTTTAAAAAACATGAAATAGGCATCCCTCGACCCGTGCCTCCATTACTTAGAATAGGTGTTGAATACATGAACCACATTTTTGAGGCATAATCATATATCCTATTCGCCATCTCCTCATTATCTGAATAAGCTTTTGCAGCCCTCATAAATGCTTCTTGTGGTGATGTCTCTTCAGGTAAAAGATATCTGTCTTTTAATGTTGTTTTACCAAAATCTGTTAGTAAATTATCTCTATCGTTTATTATCATATTATTCATTACCTTTATAATTATATTACCATGTAAGCTTTAGCAGCTAGTACAGTAATAGAAGCTAAGTATATTGTTAAAAATATAAATAGTGTGTATTTCATTTGCTTTCTTAAATATGGCCCCCTTGATATAAAGCCAATATTAACATTAGTGTTAGTATAATCGTATTAAATTGCCACCATCTCATACAATCCTCCTAGAACTTATAATTAAGCTTCCTCTTCGTCTCCCTCATCGTTTTGTTGAAGAGAAGATAATTCTTTTTCATATTGTTCTCTTGGTGATATTATTCTATCATCTTGTGAAATTTCATCCTTACCTGTAACATCATTATAATCAGTTGGTAAAGCGTCATTGTTTTTAGCAATCTCAATAAATGTAGATCTAGGTATTAATCCTCCAGAATACCATTCAGTAATTAATCTCATCCAATCAGCACCTCTAGGTGCAGGTGTAAAGTCAGAAGATAAATTAAATCTTATATCAGTTTCAGAAATATTTATGTCATATCTCCAGTTAACCATATGTTTAATAATCTTTTTCATAGATTCAGAAACTTTTGCATTTAATGTAGCAAGTGCTGCATTTTGAGATGCATTTCTAAGTGATAAAGCTACACCAGATTGATCGGAGTTGTTAGGCTCTAGGCTTAACATCTTCACACCAATTCTAGTTAACTCATCATAACCATTCTTAATAGCTGCTTCCATATCTTTTAAAGCATCTGTAGGTGTTTGTAATGTTTCAACACTGTCATCTTTATTAACAAACATCCAAGTACCTAATCCTTGTCTTACAAGATCGTTTTTTTCAGTATCTGTTAATGAATCTGACTTAACTACAGGTGTATATGTTGCAGATAAGTATAATAAATGGTTTCTTCTTGATATTTTATTGTATAAAGCAACTTCTCTATTAACAATAGCTGTCATCATAGGATCAACAGTTTCAATAGATCCGTTTAATGGGAAAAATGGAATATAATTCATTCTATCACCATTCATAAATAAATTTATGTTAGTTCCTTGTGAAATCCAATCATCTGTTAGTTGATCAAAGTTATAATCAATACCACCATCAATAAACGAAGGTGTATCAGATGTGTTTCTAATAAAATTGTCAATTACATAAAATCCATTTTCATCTAACTTGTGTACTTGTACAGTATCAACATATTTAGGATGATATGGAGATGTTGGATCTGCTTCTAATGTAAAATATCTTGTTATAAGTTGATTAAGTTTAACTTGCCCTTTTATATCTGTTTGTACAGACCAGTTAACAATGTTTTCTGCTGTATGTAATATAGGATAAGGCTTAACTTGTCTTCTGTCTTCGGGAGATAAGCTATCTAAATCAACCATAGGGTAGTCTATTTGTACCCATGCTCTTGAAGTTTGTAACTCTTCCCATAAAGCAGTGCCTAAAAATGATATTAAATTAGATTTATCGCTACCTACTTCTTCTAAAATCCATGATTTAGCTTCTTCAGGTGCGTTATCTATTTCTAATAAAGGTTGTTTACGTAATAAACCACCAACAATCATTTTTGAAAATTCTGATGTTACTCCAGGCACTTCGGCCTCAGCTTTGTAGAAATCATACTGTGATTGAGTCATTGTAGGATTAAAAGGGAGTAATAGGTTATCAGAACTTGGTACTGTATCGAAATCTTTTGTATATGAAGGCCCTTGGATAACGGCTCTGTTTCGTTTCCATTCGTTTACTTGAGACAGATACTCATCATTTGGGTATCCAGGCCCTTTTGTTGTTCTACCTGATTTAACAAGTGAACTATTTGTGTATTTAATTGACATTTTGTGTTTCCTAAAACGTTAGTAGAAGCAACACGGTTGGCTTCAGGTTAAAATAAGTTTTGATTGGCGTATTCCCATATCTAAAAAAGTTTTGTTTGCCCAAATGTGTGTTTGGACAAGCGGAGATCTCGGGGAAGGGGGTGCTACCCCCAAAGCCTACAGCCCTAAGCTAAAACATTCTACCCCAGGGTGTAATAATACTACTACCCCCGCCCCCTAAAGCCATAGGCCGGGGTGACCAAGCTGCATAGCGCCATAAAGTTACGTATAACTCTTTTGGCTTAAGGCTTTAGGCGGTGTTAGTTTAGAATAATTCTAAAAAACTTTTGGCTGTGACAGGGTTGTTTGGTTACCCCAGGACATAATCCTAGGACACAAATGTATTGATTTTATTAGCCTTTTGGTAACCACGTATGCTGTTTGATACATTGATTAAACTGATAAAACAATACCCCTGCTGTATGATTTGTAACATATACCACCCCTATTAAAAACTCCAACTCTTATCACGAATAACAGATGGGGGCCTTTTATTTATAGGGTAAATGTACTCACATATATATCGGATGCCATCTGAGAAGTGTTCTGCTCCCTTAGATTTATCTATGATAGCATTATCCATACCAGTACTAGAACCTACCTTCCATGAAGTAGTCTCCATAGAAGCTATTGTTCTTGTAACATCCTTAGTAAAGTACAACCTAGTTACACCATTAGCGTCTTTTAATAGATGATTAACACAGTTAACACTATCTATAATAGGTGGTTGTTTGTTACGAGCACATACTTTAAACCCAGCATTTCTTAATAATGAGAAGTCAGTAACACCTGTTGATGCAGATGTCTTCCTTGCATTACCAGAAGCGTCTGGATATACAGTAATATCTTGCTTTTTATACACTGATTTTATCTTACGAATAAGTTGATGGGTATCAGCAGAACCATAAAATTCATTTAGACAATGTAGTTGATCTCCACGTTTAGCGAATACACTACTTGCCATTATCTTGACGTTAAAGTCAATTGCAATATGCACAGGTTCCTCTTCACCTAATGGTAAAAGATTATCTGATACATTTATTTCTCTATTAAAATTATAAAACACACTATCACCAGTGTTGTTAAAAGTTGCACAATACTCTTGCTCATAAGTTTTTAGATCGAGTGTAGATCTAGCTAAGGCTATTTCTTCCTTCATATCTGGTCTTACTTTTTCAGCAGTAAATTGCCAACTCTTCCATAGAGGGTTGTTTTCTTGGCCTTTATTAAACAATTGATAAAAATCATTAGAAATACCTTTTGGTGTACTAATTATAAGCACTCTAGCTTTCCTGTTAGGATCGGTTGCCATTGGTAATACAACCTCAGTAAAGGCATTTTGTTTAATAAAAGCAAATTCATCTAATACAATAAATGTAGGAGATGGTGAGATACCTCTAAGGGCATCTGGTCTATCAAATCCTTTTAAAGATAATCTAGATCCGTTTATAAATCTTAATTCTAAATCCATTTCTCTAGGCAAACCTTCTAAATGAGAACGATGAACAATGTTTTTAAGTGTTGTCCACATAGACTCTCTAATCATAGATACTGTTGGGCCTATTAATATTGCTCTCTGATTTCTATGTTCTAAACAATGATTATAAGCCATAACAGAAGCTAAATAAGATTTACCTGTTCTACGACCTGCAGCAACTATTTTAAATCTTGATTCATGATTGAAAACTTCCTGTTGGAATGGAAAGAGGCTGATTTCATATTGATTACTCATTAATTAACCGCCTAATTTTATTATTATATTTATTTTGAATATTTCATGTAAATATCGGTGAACTTATTAGTATGTCTCCAATTTTTTGTATTTCAATTAATATTTTTAACTCTATCACTTAATCTTTTTGCCCTATCACCAACTTGTCTAGCCCATTGACTATCTAACATTTCTAAAGAAGCGGTTTCCCAATCTTCATTGTTAATTGCTGATATAAACTTTTTAAATTTATTTAATCTTGGAGCACCTAAATTAAAACACATGTTAACAATTATCTGTTGTGCTTCGTCTGGTAATTCTTCTAAATTATTAAATACTCTTTTAGATTCATTAATATATTTATCAACATCATTGTCAAAAACTTCATTAACCCTAATTTCAGATACTGGAGTTCCTAATTTTTTACCATATTCCTCATCTTTAGGTGTAATTAAATGTCCAATTCCAAAAGTAGCATAACCCAAATGATCATTGTATATTTCGTATTTAACACCTTCATCAATTTTTAACTGTTCTCTTAATTTTGATTTATTCATATTAATTTTAAGTTGTATTTACTTTCTTTAAATATTACATTAAATTTAGGCAGATCTCTCATATGGCTGGCTCTAACCCGAACATTTAACATGTCATTTACACACTTCGGGGAATCCAACATGGATAATTGGAGCAACAACTCAAAGAGTTTAGCACTAGCTTTACTTTTAGAAGTAAAAACTATTTCTTTATGATCTACCAGCTTATCTTTAATAGTATTACTACCAAAGTAAGATTCTAATGATTTACCAGATTTACTGGTAAAACCAATATAGAAAAACCCGTCAGTATAGTGTGTAACATACACTTTATAAACTTTTTCAGTTAGTTTCGATTTTTTCTTGGTCATTGGTTTCATCATCATTAGGAATTTGCTCTATAACTTTATCAGCTTGTTTCATTGATTCATTTTTCTGGACTATTGTAAGTACAGGCACGTTTGCCATACCAGATGTATGTAATGAAACAGGTTGCTTAGAGTAACCATATTCTAATAGTTTCTCAGCTATACGAACTCTTAAAACTTGTGATTTAGAGTCTTCTTTACCCTCTAATTTTTTTAATTCTTTATTTAATATATCAATTGGGTCTAAGTTAAGCCTTTTCATTTTTTCAACAGATGACTCAATTGCGTCCTTCGGTACAGGTTTTCTGCCAGCACCAGGTCTATATCCACCTCTTGGCATATCTTCTCCGGTTGTTATATTAAATATCAGCACATTTCGCACTGTTGTCTGTAAGGGAACCTTTTTAGTAAACGTGGCTCCAGGTAGGTCTAACCCTGGATTATAACTAAGTTGTCTTACCAACCATGTCGTTAATGAGTTGTCAGTGTATCCTCATTACCGCTACAAAGACCAATTGGCCACGTTTATTAATTAAGGGTTACAGATCTTTTTCCCTTTTTCTTTTTTTCATCTTACTATTTACTATATTAGCTTTCATTACCCTAACCCTCTTATCTGATGGTTTTTCATAACGAGAACGTTCTCTGTAAGATTTAAGGATACCTAATTTAGATACCTTAGTTTTCATCTTACGTATAGCTTTCTCTACATCATTGTTTCTAACAATTACAGTAAAGTTATTACTCATTTACATTACCTCCCTTCAAAATATTATTTTTAATAGTAGGCATGTTAATAAACCTAATCCATAACCAATAACACCTTCTCGGTATATGACTAAGTTTAACCTTAGTTTATCCTCGGCTTTATTACACAAGTCGAGAAATTTATATAACATCTTATCTAACATATTATCCTCTTTTAGTTGAAAGCAAACTCAGAATTTAATATCTCTGAACTATCAAGATTACCTTGTTTGATCATAGGTACTAAATTACCAGTTTGATTTAAAACATGCTCCAGGGGTTTAGAGTCTATAATTAATTTAAACTTCTCTCTAATAACCTTTTGCATATTATTTACATTACAAGCATGGGCTCCGTAAGAGTCATGGGCTGATACAATGTCAAAATTACAAGCATCAATAACTAACATAAGATGTAATGAGTCTAAATTATGAACTGAGTTAGGTGATATTGCAGATTTTGCTTTTGCAATATTTAACACAGGTAATTCAGATTTAATAATAAATTGTGCGTTATCAACCCACACATATTTCTTATCATTATTCTGTACATATAAACCGTCAGTTACTTTTACTTTTGTGTTTTTGTATTTAACATAGTGCTGAACAAATGGAAAATTACTAATTAAAGTAATATGACTGTATTGCTTATTATGTTTTCTCATATAAGCATCACAATTATCTTTAAATAGTTTCATTGTCTCAGATACCATCGGGAACTCAGATTCAATAGTTGTATAAACACATGAACCAAGTTTACGAGCAGATGAATGTTGTTTATTAGAGAGATAAACATTATCTATATCTCTAGTATCATCAATTATCTGTTGCCCCATACCTTGCTTAGTCGCAGAATAACCGTAAGTCATAACATTACGTTTCACTATCTTACGCCATTCTTTTAATGTGAACTTAGCTTTATCCCAATAAATAATATCAGTAAGTTTTAACTGTTCTCTATACCTTCTCTGATACCATTTTATTACTTTTTTCTTAAGTTCAACATTAGGATCATTGTTTAACTCAGCAATTCTAAACCTATTTCTTAAACGTTCTATAGTTTTAAAATATAAGTCATAGTATTGCAGTGCTAGATCCGTAGCACTTTTAGCGTCTTCATGCATAATTGCACTTACCTTAGACGCAACATGCGTGTACATGTCCCCAGGCTTTGAGTCATCAGTAGGTTTGACATTTACAAGATGAGCATTTTTATCATCTTTTGCTAAACTAAATAACCACTGTAAACCATTATTAGATCCATCTCTGTAACAAATTGTGTGCGATATAAAATCTTTTACATCACCACATGCAACAAAATGTTTATCTAACTCAGATAACTCAATAACAGATGATAAGAATTGAAAGGGCTCTTCAGCTTGCATCCAGGCCCTAGCATTGTAAGGGTCTGTACCATAACTTACAAAGTCATAGTAATTTCTCTCTACAAACTTAACCTTCTCATCATGAGTTAATTTATCTTCACCCCACATATTAGCTATATGGTGATATAACTCATGTAAACCAGTTTCACCTAACGGTTTACCCTCATCAAAACTTAACATACCCTTAGCATTGTCTGAGTTGAGTTCATTTAAATAAGCAGATAAAGGATATAACCTACCCCTATTATCAGCTTGGTATTGTTGATAGAACACTTTACCAACATAAGGTTCAGTAGCTTTTAACACATGATAAGCTTCATTCTTTTTAGCTTCCTTACGTTCTTTAGTAATTGTATCAACACTGTTATGCTCAAAACAGTTTTGATCAGTTTTTAAGGCCCACTTGTAAACATTAAAAACTTTAGGATTAACTGTATAAGCAATCTTTTGTTTTTTATTTAAACACGATAACACAATAGGTGTATTATTAGGATTAATCTTAGCTAAAGTATCAACCTTAGCTTCTTTAATTAATTTAATAGTTTCACCATTACGTATCTTGAGTGTACCGTATTCCCAATCATCTGATTGTTTTAACAAAGGTTTAAACGGATCCGAAACCTCATTAAACTCTTTAACAAGTTTTCTTAAGTCACCACGTTTATAACCAGCATAAACTTTGTAAACTGTCTTAGCTTTGTTAAATGAATAATCTTGTACTAACTTGATAAGTATAAGTTCAAGTTTAGCATAAGCGTTAAGCACAAACACACCTAACCTTAAAGAGTATTCAGATTTTTTAGGTAAATGATAAAAATTTCTTATTCTATCACCTATTGCAATCGCTAAAGCAGTTAGTTTTTGCCCCTCAGATGTGCCAGTAGCAATCATTGAATATGATAATTGTACAAACATATCAAAATCCATTTTATGTTTATCAATCATCCTAATTACACCTGGCTTTAATGTACCAGAAGATCTCTTATCTAAATCATCATATAATAACTTTAACTCTGATCTAACTTTGATACCTACTGGGCCTAATGTCTCAAGTTTTTTTAACTCTTCTGTTAACATTATTTCCTCCATTATATTTTTGGATTTTATTCTCTAATAAAATTATATGGTCTTCATATTGTTTTAATAACTCATTAATTATTTTCCTCTCTTTTTGTAATTGTAATTTACCATTAATTAATTTCTTTTGTTTTATTAACATGTTATTAACCTTAGTTGCTATAGTGTTATCTACAACAAGCTTAAGGTGTTTTACTTTTTTTGTACTCATATATAGCATCTAGTTTATTAACGGTTTTATAAATACCATCCATATCAATTGCAATTTCTTCAAACGATTTACTAACCACTTGTGAATTAATAACTGTTTGTAAGTTTATATTATTTATTTTCCTGTTAGCATCTAACAACATCATAAATAAAACATAAATAGCAAAAGTGAACAGTGCTAACATCCATATTGGTATCTCAACCATGTTATCCTCCGTAAAATTTATTATGATTACTTATTATAGTTACTAAACTAAAGATATTTTTTTCATTAGACTCAACTATATCTTTTATTAACTGAGAAGCTTTCATAGCAACTTGTGCAGCACTAGGCTCTCCAGTTATAGTGGGTACAGTTTGTTTAACTAAAAACAATTGTATATCTTTTTCTAGTTTTTTAGAAACCTTGCTTGGTTTCATTACAAGTCTTGGTTCGTAAAGTGATTTATCATTCATAGTTATATCCCATAGTTATAGTTAGCTAAACCATTACCTAATATTATTATAATAACAGCATATATAGTTAATTTAAGATTGTCTGACATTAATTACCTCCTGTTTAATATTAAACGTAGTCATATCTTCAAATTGATCACCAATTAAAGTAACTAATTCGTTAAAATCTTTTAATGATCTATCTGGTTGATTGTGTACATCTTGCTTTAAAGCAGATTGCACATAATTTATTCTATTAAATAGTTTTTTAGACATTATTTATTTTCCTCCATTTTAAGTTTAATTAAATTATACCAAACATCAGCTTTAGCTATATCTTCTTTATAACCTTTAATGTCTGATTCAATTTTTTCTTTAGCAACTAAATAAGCACCTGGTGATAATTTTTTATAATTATATTCAGGCTCTTCATAAAGTTTAATCATTGTATCAATATAAGATAATGCTTTTGTAGCTTGCCAATGATACCATAAACCTAATTTTCTACCTTCCATTTCACCTTTCATATTTTCTTTATATTTAGATGACATAGTAATATTGCCAACTTGTATTGATTCAAATGTTGGATATTTTACAAGCATTTGTTTGTACTCCTCATCAACATTAACATCATACCCCGATGGTAATTTATAATCTTTAGGCTGCATTTGATAAGTTTTATTACTCATATTATTTATCCTCCATTATATAATTGTTTTGTTTTATGTAGTCTTTCCAATTAACACCAGCTTCTTTACAAGCTTTCTTAACACGTCTTGCACATTCAGGCCCAAGGTCAAAACAATCCATGATACCTGGAGAGTCTTTAGCAATATCGTAATCAGATATTTTAACTAAAGTCTCAGTATTATAATCACATATAATTTGATAAGAATTATTAATATGTTTAATACCCTTAGCACATTGTTGACATTGACTTTGAAAATCACCATAACTAAATTGTATATCATTCATATCGTACATTTTAGGGCTAACCATTTTTAGTTGACCGATATCAACAACGCTATACTCAACATCATTCTTGTTTTTTAAAGTTCGAACTTCAATCATTACCCCTCCTTTTTAGTTCCAATTAAAGAATTATATCTATCTTTAATTTGAAGTTTAACATTTTCTAATTGAGTTTCATAATTCTCAATATTTTCCCAAGCATAATCTAATCTACTCATACCTTCTTCGTAAATTACATATTTTACTCTACCCATAATTTTATTCCAGGTATTATATTTGTAAAAGAATTGTCTAATATTATGTTTATCTGTTTTACCAGTTTTATAATCATAAGTATCTGCATGATAAAATAGAATTGCTGTTGCAATCTGATTAATTGATAAACCACCAACTGGTCTTATTGTAACGTATTCTAAGTACTCACCGTTTTTTGCTAATTTAGTAGCCATATTATATCCTCTCATTTATTATTAAGTTTTTATGAACATTTAATTCATTTAAACTTAATGGTTTAACATTTTTTGATTTAAAATTACCAACATTATTTGTTTTTTGTTTTACATCAGGTCTTGTTAAATCTTCACACTTAATCATCTTAGGTGTAAAACCCTTAACCCTACCCAATGTCCAACACTCACCTTTGTAGTCACGTTGTTTTAACCATACTAAATCATTTATTTTCATATTATCTCACATAGTTGGTTAGTTTATAAGAAGCCCATTGCTTCGCAGCATTTATTAAAACAGGAAAGTGTATTGTAATTTCATTTACAAATTTAGTTGTTACATATTTCCAGTTGTCATCATTAATAACAGAATCATAGTTACTGTAATCATGTCTTATAAGTCTTAACTGATCATGATGATTTTTAAATTTGATTTTGTTATAATCTTGTTTAGTCATATTTATTTTAATCATTATATCCTCCAAAATGTTTTTTAAAAACACAAATTAATATTTATGTTATCAAAGAACACAAAGATCTATTTAGAACGTAGCGGGTATTGGGCTTAGCAGATTAAACCTACTGCTCGGATTGTAACTCGGCCCAAAGCCGAAACGGAATTATTAGATCCCCTAAAGCCTTAAGCTTGCGGTGTAGCCCCATGTCACTGGTATTTTAATGTACCCGCTGGATTTTTATGTTTTTTAATTAATGGATCCTGAACCAGTAATAAAATCAATATAATGATTAAAATAGTTTTTACAAGAAGTTTATTACCTTTTAAGGGGGGTGCGACAACTATGTACAATGGCACTATTTTGATCTGTCCTGGGATTAAAAGAACACAATAACATATACTTTAAAAGGCCATAGAAGGCTCTCTTTTAATGATTATAGATATATTGGTATATTGATCTATAGATATATTATTTATGGATATATTAGGGCTCTTCCTCCTAGATCGGAA